CATCAAAAACTATTTTAGATTATGAGGATATAATTATTTCGACATCAACTCCGACGACATTTGTTTCTGGTACAAAAACATTTTATGATATTTTACATATAAGTAAATCAGACGATACAACAGGGAATATTGTTATAGCTAACTCAGCCTCAACAACTATTTCTCAACTTCCTCCAACGATAAGAACGGCTAGATATAAGGTTATGAAATTAGGGTTAATTCCTGACGACGCATATTCTATGCGTGTACTTTATAAGAAGACAGTTAATAGATTGGTTAATGATAATGATTATCCTTTTATTTCGGCGGATGAATTTATAGTTACGCATTCTGTGGCTTATGGATTAATGCAAGAAAAAGAAACCGAAGGTCGTGCAGCTGCAATGTTTCAGAAAGCCTCAGACGCTTTACAGGTTTTATTAAGAACACAGAATAATAGACTTGGGCCAGATTTTCAACATAAAATTACTAACGCATTTATGGATTCACACAGACGATGAAGAAATTATTAATTATAGCTTTATTATTATTTAGTTCTAAAGCATACGCTCAAGAGGCTTTACAAAAAATAAGAATAAGTGATTTCTCTGGAGGTATGTATAGCAACGCTCTTCCCGATGTTATAGAGCCTAAATATGGGGCTTCTATGTCGAATGTTGTCTTGAGTAAGCCAGGACAACTTTCTAAAAGAAAAGGACAGACTTTATTTAATGTAGATACTGGAAGTACTCCTCATGTTGGTGTTGGTAGATTTGATCCAGACGCAAATACTTCTTATTTAGTTATTGCCTCTGGCACATCAGTCGCAAGATCACAGTCTAATGGATATATTTGGACTTTAGCTAATCCAGCAAGTCCTTTAACATCTGGGCAGAATACAGAGTTTGTTCAAGCTAATGATTTGCTTTTTGTATTAAATGGTTTTGATAATACATCTTGGTATAACGGTTCTCAATGGTTTCAAAGCACAACCTACCCAACATCCCCACCAGTAGCCACAACAGGGGCTTGGTTAAATAATTATCTTCTTCTTGGTGGTGGGACTACCGAGAAAGATTGGTTATATATTTCAAATAACCTTGACCCTCTTACCTTTGATGCCGATGATATTATTAAGATTAATACAGGTGATGGCCAAAAAATACAGAAGATTGTTCCTTTCAAATTGAATGAAGTTGTTGTTTATAAAGAAAGAAGCGTATTCATTGTAGATACCACTGGCGACCCCCCTTCAATATGTACGACAAATTGCTGGACAGTACAACCAGTTTCTAATTCTATTGGGACTATTGCTCCAAGATCGGTAGTTAACTTAGGTAATGACCATTGGTTTTTATCTAGCGAGCCTATTGCTATTAGAAGCTTAGTGCGTTCTCAATTTGATAAGATTTTCGTAGAAATGATTTCTGCTCCTATACAAGATATATTTGACAATACTGGCCCAATAGCCATTAATCGTACATATATATCTAAAGCTGCAGCTACAATATTTGGTAATAAATATTTCTTAGCTATCCCAACAGGAACATCTACTGTTAATAATACTGTATTAGTATATGACTTTATTACTAAAGGTTGGTCTATTATTAGCGGATGGTATCCTGCTGATTGGGTTGTTTTTGATGGTAGGCTATTTTATATTGATGCTACAGATGGGCGAGTATTAGAATGTCTTACAGGTAATATATCAGATTTTGGAATTGGCCCAAGCTCTATAACTTCTCCAGCAACACCGATAGAGTTTGATTATATTACTAAGTCTATTGATTTCGATAATCCAGAAAATTTTAAAGAATTAGATTCTATTGAGGTTGAATTTCAACCTACAGGAAGTTTCTCAGCAATAGTTTCTACAAATTTAGATGGCGGTGGATGGGCTTCCATTGGTTCTGTAAGTTTAGCTGCAAATTCTTTAACATTGCCAACAACATTGCCATCTTCTTTAGGTGACAGTGGTGTCGCTAGAAAAACATATCAATTAACAAGTAAAGGTTCTTTTAAAAAAATTCAAATAAGAGTTAACCAGAATGAGGCAGATCATCAAGCAATATTACAACGGATTACTGTATTCGCTCGTGTACGTCCCTGGAGGAGAGAATAATGTTTAAAAAGTTTTATTTATCTTTAATTTTATTGTTTTTAACCCATAACGCCTGGGCTTTACACGCCGAGACTTATTTATTATACGGCGATACATCTACTTTAACAGCACAGAATTTGAATGGTAATTTTAACAATATTAGAAATGTTTTAAATGGTGGTCTTGATAATACAAATGCTGATACAGCAAGAGGTTTTAGATTTATAGAAATTGTTAGTTCTCTACCAGCAGCAGGAAATCAAGGTCGAACAGTATTTTTAACAGCAGATAACACTTTATATTTTGATACTGGATCTGCTTGGATTCCTGTTGTAACTATAAGTACAGCTGGGGTTCAAGGTGATATGATTTACCATAATGGAACTAATTGGACAGTTTTACATAAAGATACAAATGCTACTAGATATGTAGCTAATACAGGAACAAGTAATAATCCACAATGGGATAAAGTAGATATTGTTCAGGGTGGAAAATGGTTAGGTCAAACAGCAGGGGATATAATTTTCGCAAGTTCATCTTCTGTTGTTTCAAGACTTCCTATTGGACAAGAAAATCAAGCATTAATTGTAAGCTCTAGCGGTTTGCCATCTTGGGGGTTTGCTTCTACAGCTACAGTTTATTCTACAGCAGGAACATATTCATTTACACCACAAACAGGAATAGATAAGGTTTATGTGACTATGTGTGGTGGTGGTGGCGGTGGAGGTAGTGGAGAACCTAATAATGGCGGTGGTGGTGGAGGTGGTGCAGCTTCTCTTATTAAACATGAGCTTAAAGTTGCAACAGCTTCTTCTTATACCGTAGTTGTTGGAGCAGGTGGGGCAGGTGGAGTTGGTGGCCCACATACAAATGGGTCTAATGGTGGTTCGAGTAGTTTTGCAGGAACAACATCCCCATCATCTTATACGATAACGACTAATGGTGGTAGCGGTGGTGTTAGCGGATTTGGTTCTGGTGATGGTGGAGCTGGCGGAACTGGAAATACAAGTCTAGCTGGGGTTGGTAGAGCTGCTGGAGTCGCTTATGTTTATGCAGGTGGTGCTGGTGGAAATTATGGGGGTGGAGCAGGTGGAAGTGGAACTACACAAGAAGGTGGAGGCGGTGGGGCTTCTTATTTAGTTGCTGCAGGAGGGGTTGGTAGTACAGGAACAGGAACTCCAGCGTCTCCAGGGTTTTGTTCTGGCGGTGGTGGCGGTGGTGGTTCAGATGGATCTTCTGGTGCAGCTGGAGGAAGTGGATTAGTAATAATTGAATATTATAAATAATATGATTGAATTAAGAAAACTAACAAAAGAAGAAATTAATCAAATAATTATTGAAGCAGAATCTACTGAAACAAAGTTCTTATTAGATTTCTGTAATAAAGAAAAAATACATCCATATGATTTTATTGATAGTTGTTCTATAAAAAACACTGGATTAGTTATAGATAGTAGGCCAGTTTATTTTGCTTCTTTAATTGAAAATACGCTTGGTCAAATAGAGCTTTGGACGGTTGTTAATAGTAATGTAAAAGAAAAATTAACTGTTTCAAAATATTCTAAGAAAGTATTAAATGAATGGTTAAAAGAAATTGAAGAAATTTATGCAACTATGGGTAAGCATGATGAAACAAATATGAAATGGGTAGAATGGTTAAATTTTAAAAAAATAGGCGAAGATGCCAATTATATAACGTATTTAATTAAAGGAGAATTAAATGGGCTGCGGAAGCAAAACACCATCTTACACCCCACCACCAGCACCAGCGCCGATTAATTATCAGCAGGATATTTTAAATCCTACTATTTCGGCTTATCAAACTAATACGCCTCAAGCGTTTGGAGCTAGAGAGGGTGCATTAAGCACATTGTCTAATCCACAATCAACAATGGATTATTATAATGCTTTTCAACCTACTTCTTTTGAGCAGGCATTAGGTAATCAATATTTCCAAAATATTTATCCTGATGTACAAAAACAAATAGCTGGGAGGTTATCTTCGGCAGGGATAGCTTCATCTCCGATTCTAGCTAGATTAAGCGGTAAGGCTTACGGAGATTTAGGAGTACAAATAGGGCAATATTTAAGTAATCAAGCTAACGATAGAGCTACAGGCTCTTTAAATGCCAGATTAGGAGTTAACCCATGGTCTGATATTAGTCCAATGGCAAATCAAGGATTACAAAATGCACAATGGAATCAACAACAACAAGCTCAATATGCTCAACAACAAGCTATGGCACAATACCAGCAACAAATGAATTCATATAATCAGAGCGCAGGAATAAAGAGTTTATTGGGTACTGGTTTGGGTGCAGGATTAGGAGCTTTATTTGCTTTACCGACTGGTGGCTTATCTTTAGCTGCTGGAGCTGGGTTAGGGTCAAGTATTGGTGGAGCAGGAGCACAATTATTTGGTGGTGGACAAGCTCCTATTAGTTTAGGCCAAGGACTAGGTATAGCAAATATGTTTCAACCAGGCGGTCTATCTTCATTAGGTAGTCCACAAAATGTATTTAGCTATGGGAATCCTTATTCGTTTGCACAAGCACCATATACAAAATAGGAGAATAAAATGGCAGGGCAAGATATATTTGGATTTCCACAAGTAACAACTGGAATTGAACATTTAAACAATAATATAGGAACTGTTGGAGATTATTTTGGTCAACAGGTTGCTCAACAACAAGCTATTAAACAAGCCATTGCATTAGAAAAAGCTAAACAAGATTTAGAACTACAGCTTAATGCTAGAAGAATGCAACAATTTGGGCAATTCTTTTCTCCACAGACTGCTATGGGGAATGGATTTGGAGATACAAATGCTCAACCTATACAACAATTTGGTTCTGTTCCAGCTCAAGAATCTTCTTATCAAAAAATGAATAGAGGTGTCCAAGAAAAGTTTGGGCAAGGATTTCAATTTAATCCTAATGCTATGTTTGGGGATAAAGAAGTTATACAAAAAAATACTAATCCTGCTAATGATATAAGTAATCAAACTCCAGAGGAAGTTAGGTCTAATTTACAACAAACAAATCCTTCATACTTAAATTATCTTGATAAAGTAGGTACTGGAGAAATTCAAATAGGTGGGAGATCAACTAAACAACAACAAAAAATATTGCAAGATGTTGCTTATATTAATCCAGGATTAGACCAAAGCAAAATCCAAGCTAGATATAAAACAAGAAATGATTTTACTAGCGGTAAAGAATCTTTACAAATTAAATCATTAAATACAGCTGTGAATCACCTTGGAGAATTAAATGATTTAATTCCTAAATTAAGTAATACAAATATGCAATTTATAAATGCTCCTAAAAATTTTACTGCTAAACAATTTGGCGATCCTGCTATAACTAGATTTGAAACAGTCAAAAACGCTTTAGCTGGAGAATTAGCAACAATATTTAAAAATACTGGTGGGACGGATACTGAAATTAAAAATATTGGAGCAACAATAGATGCTTCTGGTTCTCCAGAACAATTAAAAGGGAATATTCAGCAAGCAGTTAATTTAATGTATGGTCGTTTAAATGCTATTCAAGATAAATGGAAAAATAGTTTTGACCAACCAAATGACCCAGAGTTTCCTATAATTTCAGATAGGTCTAAAAATATTATTGCAGGATTAGGATTAAATGAAAACTCTGGACAAGTTCAAAATAATTCTCAACAAAATTATTTGCAAGAAGGACAAACAGCTACTAATCCAACAACAGGTAAAAAGATAATTTATAAAGGTGGACAATGGCAAGCTCTGTAAATTTACCAGATGGTTTTGTATTAGATAACCAACCAAAAGGAAATAATATACCTGATGGTTTTGTACTAGACAATAATCAAAAACCAAGTTTAATTCAAGACGCCTTTACTCCGATTAGTAAATTAATAACTGGAAAATCCGTTGGAGAAAGAACTGATTTTTTAAATAAAAGAGGGAATCAGAACGTTGCTTTATCCGATTTAAATACGCAGAGAGATTTACAGAAACAATCTGCAAGCGGAAAACTTCCTATAACTACTCCTAAAACACCTGGTCAATTTGGAATGTTTATGAATCAATTACCAAGCGCTACTGCTCAAGCTGTAACTAATATGGCAGATTTAACACCATTCGACGTAGCGACTGCTGGCGCAACAAAAGGACTAGCAAACACTGGTTTTGGTAAATTTTTTGGTAATGTTATAACTAAAGATTTAACTCCTGGATTTGCAAAACCAATCGAAGATAAAATATTTGATTTATATAATTCTGCTATAGGAACAAAGATTAAAAATCCTGGCGATTTAAAGAACATAAAATCATCTAGGGTAAATGTTGTTAAAACAATATCTGAAAATTTACCAGAAATAAAACTTCCTAATCCTGACACTGGAGTTTTGGAATCAAGAGCACCACAAAATAGGTCAGAAAATTTAGATGCTTACCAACAAGCAAAACAATTAATTTGGAAAAAAGCAACCGATCTATCTCAAGGGGCAACAGAATCTGGAGCACAGATAAATTTATCAAAATTAGTGGATAGTGCGTTATTGGACGCAAAAAAAAATATTGGGGAAGTAGCGTTAGAAACAGACAAAAATTTGGCCGTATCATTGGAAAAAGAAGCAAACGATATAAAATCTTTTGGAAGTATTAACCCTAGCCAAGCACAAGATTATTTAAAATCTCTTAATGATAAAATCAAAGTTCTATATAAAAGCAATGTTCCAGTTGATTATTCTGTAAAAGATTTATTAAGTAATTTAAGATTTAAACTTGCAAACGAGACAGATAATGTTATTGAAAGTACTTTAAATAAATCCGGATACAAAGATTTAAGAAAACAATATGCGGATTTGAGGGGTTCTCAAAATGAGATATTAGGTTCAGCTAATAAATATTTAAGACAGGCTGGCGGACAATCAGGTACTCACCCTATTGTTGATTTATGGTCATTAGAAGAATTAATGCAAAGCGGTGGTCATTTATTAACTGGTAATCCTTTAGCTGCTGCTGGAAACTTAGGAAGGGCTGCTGCAATTAAAGCTTCTAGCAAATTACTAGATTTTATGAGAAGTCCAGATAAAAAGATTTCTCAAATGTATGAGTTAGCACAGAAATATGTTAGACCAACATCTTCTGTTGTTCACACACCTGAAATATTAAATACTCGACAATCTCCTCAACAAATATTAGGAATCCCAGAACGTAAATTTGGGGCGTTGCCATCACCAAAAGATGTCCCATATAATCCTAGTGGTCAAAGAGTTCCTGGTGGTAAACCTATTATCACTCCAAGCGCTGAACAGAATCCTGTTATCCCAGGTGAAAATCCAATTAAGAAATTAGATTATAAAACTATTATCACTCCACCGCCAACTAAAGAAATCAAGGGTGGAATGACTAAATCAAGTGAAAGAAAATTTGGAGAAATTTCTACTCCTAAAGTATTAGGTGCTGGTGCAGTTGGAGTTGGATTATCTTCTCAAGCCAATGCTAATGAAAATATTGATATGAATAAAATATTCAATATTGAAAGTTCAATGAATCCTAAAGCAGAGAATAAGAAATCTGGGGCTATTGGGTTGGGGCAAATTACACCTGTTGTCTTAAAAGAATGGAATAATATTAATAAAGAAAAATATAGTAAAAATGATCTTTATGATCCAAAAGTAAATTCTAAAATCAGTGATTGGTACATAAATAAACGTATTCCTGAGATGTTAAATTATTATAAAATTCCAGACAATACTAAAAATAGATTAATCGCTTATAATGCAGGAATTTCTTATTTAATTAAGAATAAAAAACTTCCTCAAGAAACGATTAATTATATTAAAAAATACGAGAAGAAATAATGGCATTAGACTACGTCGGTAGAGCCCCAATTATAATTAATAAAACATTAACATTGGCTAATACTTGGTATCAGGTAACTGCAGAGATTCGTGGCCCACGAAAATGGTTTTTAAAAGCACAGGAAGCGACCGACAATTCATTTGATTTGGCTTTTGCTGACGAACAGACTGAAATATTGACAAATTCTGGAATTGGATGGGCTTTTGATGGTTGTGAGATACCAAATATATGGTGTAGAAGCTCGACGGCTGGGACTGTTATAGAGCTTTGTTATTGGAACTAATGAAAAAATTTATTCTTTCCATTTACTTTATCTTAATTTCGACTTTATCTTTTGCTCAAGGATCTGGTCTTGGGACAATGGCAGTTGATAAAGCTTCTAAGATTAAGACAGATACATCTTCTTTTAATCATAATCTTTCTTCCTCAGATAATACGGTTCAAAAAGCTTTAGATACATTAGATAACATGACTACAACAGGTGGTAGTGGAGCTTCTGCTATTACTGGTTTGACTGATGTTTCGACGGATTATACAAATACAAAAATATTAATAGCTGATGGAGATAATTTTAATGGAGTCATACCTTCTGGTGATATAACAATTACTTCGACAGGAGTTACAGATATTGGAACATCAAAAGTTGGGAGTACGGAATTAATCTCAACCGCAGTAACGGCTGGGTCTTATACAACAGCAGATATTACTGTTGATTCTGACGGTAGAATTACATCGGCAGCTAATGGAGCAGCAGCAGGGTCTTCAACTGGCGGTTGGCAAGAAGAATATCCTATTGTTCATTTAATTAATGCTGGAGATAATGTTGGAATTGGCACAAGTACACCTGCACAACAATTAGAAATAACTAAAAATTTCAGACTTCCAGCTTCTACTTCAACTGTAGGTAATATTTATAAAGGTACATCATTATTTTTGAGTAATTTTGGTACAAATAATACATTTTTGGGAGTTGGGGCAGGCAATTTAACAGTCTCTGGGATAGCTAATATAAATATTGGTGATGGGGCTGGCGCTGCATTAACAAGTGGTGGGGATAATATATGTATCGGAACAGGTTCAAGTTTCCCAGCTTGTAATACGATGACTGATGGTGCTCAGAATACTTGTATTGGTGGTGGAGCGTGTAGTAGAAAAACATCCCAAACAAGTGATACTTGCGTTGGTCAAACAGCGTGTTCAAATAGCAATATAAATGATGGTGTTATCATCGGAAGAAATGCTCAAGTTGGGGTATCTACTCAAAGCAATGGTAGTATTGTTATCGGAAGTGGTAGTGCTTCGGCTACAGGTACTGGGGCAATGTGTATTGGATATGGGTGTGTGGCAACAGCAGCCCATCAGGGATTGATTGGAGCTGCTAATTCAACTGGAGTTATAACTGATTTGTATTTAGGAAATGGTGTAACCAATACAACGCCATCTTCTATCGTAGTTAATGCTTCTGGAGGTAGTGGTTCAAATGACAATGGGGCAAATTTATCAATAGCTGCAGGAAAAGCTACAGGAAATGCTATTGGTGGGTCAATAAATTTTCAAACATCAAATAAAGGTTCAAGTGGTTCAACTTTACAATCTTTAACTACAAAATTAAGCATTGCTCCTGATGGGCCAATTCAAGCAGCTTCTTCATTTACAGCTGCAGGGTATATTACTTCTACAGCTAATGGATTTGTATTCCCAGACGCAACAATTCAAACTACAGCAGCTTCTTCAAGTCTTACAGGAATTACTGATGTAACAAATGCCAATATTTTAGTTGCTAATGGAGTAAAGTTTCAATCAGTTGCTTTTGGTGGAGATGTAACAATAACAACGGCTGGTGCAACAAACGTCGGGAAAATTAATGGTGTTGCTTATAATGGAGATCCACTTACTCAATATGCTTTACTTGCTGGACGATCTGGTGGTCAAACAATTAATGGTGGTTTGACTGGAACAGACACATTAACCCTTCAAGCCAATGCTGATTCTGCACCAAGAACAACAAGAATATCTACAGATATGTTAAGTGTATTTAATGGCACTTATACCTATCCAAGTGGTTCAGCAAGTAGTTTTGCTTCAATACTTTCTTCTCCTATAATTACAGGGATCGACGTTGTAAACCCATCAATATCTTCAATAACTGTTCAACCATCTTTTACTTATACAGTTGCACAAAATTGGGGATTAAGCCCCAGAAGTGGTTTAAATTTCGCTCCAACAATAAATAGCAATTTATCATCTGGTGGCACAGATTCAATGATATTCCAAGGTGTGAACGGACAACCTAATTTTAATGGTACTGTTGGGAATAGATTTATTTCAAATCTTTGGGGTGTTGGTGGTGATCCAAGAATATTGGGGAGTTTGGGTGGGGCTATAACAGCTATTGATTTCAGAGCCAGAGGAAGCACAACATCTGGAACTCAAGTTACTAATTTTACTGCTTTTTATAATGATGCAATTATAGCCTCTGGTTCTAATGTTACTAACTATACAGGGATTAAAATTACACCTTCATTAGCTGCTAGTTCAGTCACAAATTTTACAGCGTTAGACATTGACTCACAAACAGCTCCTACAGGAACGAATATAGCCATAAAACAATCTGGTGGTTTTATGACCAATCAATTACAGGGAAAACTAAAGGTTGGAGCGGTTTCAACACCAACAGAATCTTTGGATGTGTCTGGAAATATATTAACAAATGGATCTTTATCTGCTACATCAATGACATCAACTGGATCATTAACATTTAGTGGTGTAACTTCAGATATATTGACAGGAACAAATGAACATCTTGCTTTAATGCCCAATGGTACAGGAAATGTTGGAATAGGTACGACTACGCCAGATCAAAAATTAAAAGTTGTTGGAACCATAGAATCTACAACCGGAGGATTTAAATTTCCTAATCAACAAACAATGGCAGCCCCAACGCTTACTGGATTATCAGATGTTGGAAGTGCTGCTATTACTGCTGCTAATGTATTGGTTGCAGATGGAGCTAAATATCAATCTGTCTCAATGAGTGGTGATATTACTATGAGTTCAGCAGGTGATACTCAGATTGGAGCAGATAAAGTCGGTTCCCCAGAAATTGTCTCTGATTCGGTTGGGTCAAGCGAAATAAAAAGTTCTGGAGTAATTGCTGCGCAATATACATCAGCAACAGTGACTGTTGATGCTGACGGAAGAGTAACTAATGCAATGGCTGGTAGCCTTACAGGATTAACGGATGTATCGATTGCTGCGACGACGGGTTATACCGTTGGAAGTATTTTGGTTGCAGATAGTACAAAATTTGTCAGCAACAGAACGACGATGACGGTAAGAACAGATACGGGAAATGTTGGTATCGGGATAACTGCTCCCGCACAAGCTTTAGATGTTTCTGGATCAATCCAATTTACTGGCAGTTTATTAGGAACAAATACTAATTCATTAGGATGGACTGTTCAATCAGCAACTAATCAAGCTTGTAATACAACTTGTACTTCTGCTTGTGTCATAGGAATGAATACTGGTGTAAACCCAAATGCATTTTTAGCATGTTCAGATACAACAACGGATTCTTGTCTTTGTGCAGGATCATCATAAGGAGAATTATGAAAAAATTTTATTTATTAATAACCATTTTGTTGACCTCAACAATATGCTATTCAGATGAACAACCAACAGTGGTTGATACTTCAATAACAAAATATTCTGATACAGAAATACAAATCACAAAAACTTGGTCAACGACAACAAAACACATTTCTTTAAAATCTCTATATACAACAAAAGACGTTTATGAAAAACAAATAGTTGATTTACAAAATAAAATAAATGAAACACAAAACAATATTCTCGCATTTTCTGGTCTTGAAGCATTTAAAGAAGATGAACAGAAATCAAAAGATGACCAGGATATTTATATAAAACAAATAGCACAAATACAAAAACAAAAAGATTCTTTGGATGAAATGATTAATAAAGCAATAGAAATTGGGGTTGTCCAGGGAGATTTATGATATTTATATTAATTTTTTTATTAATTTGTTCAGATTGTTTTGCTTTTAATTGTATAAGCACAGAAAATTATTATGAATGGAATAAACAAGAAAAAAGAATGGATAAAATAGAACGAAAAACTATTGCCAAGAATTTTTATAATTATAGAGAAGCAGAAAAGTTCGCAAAGATTAAAAACATCCCAATAGAAAATATAATGAAAGATAAAGATATAAAAATGTGGGTAGTTGTAGAAAATCCTTATGCAGAAGATTATGTTTGTGCTGGATACGAAGATACTAATTATTAACAACATGGGAGGGTGTGGTGGAAGAATCACTTAAACAGCTTTGGACTTTATGTATTTGGTTTTTTGGAATTAGCACAACTGTAACTTTAGGACTTTTTGGATGGTTAATAAATATAACCTCTAAAATTAATGTTGGGGAGTCTATTATAAAAAACATGAATACTTTAGTTAAAGATGTTGACGATATTAAGAATGCTTTAATCGGGGATTATGATAAAAAGGGTTTAGTAACAAGACATTACGAATTAGAAAAAAGAGTTGAAGAGTTAGAGATTAATAAATAAAGGAAGTTACCTGGCGACTATTGGTTGCTATAAAGCTAAGTACGAGAATGTTATTTAGTGTAACTTCCTTTTAAAATATGAATAAATGTTCTAATTGTAATAGTTATTATGCAAGATTGGCCTCAATTTATAAAATATCTAATAAATTAGAGAGAAGAACTTATTATTGTCCGATTTGTCATAGCAGCTGGACTGAAGAAAAGGAGATAAAAAATGAATGAATCAAGCATTTTTGGGATTAGCGCCAGGGCTTATATTGTATTTATTCTAATATCAACATTTTGCGTTATGTCTTTTATGGCTAAACCATTAGATGAAACATTTAAGAATTTAATTATTATGTGCGTAAGTTTCTATTTTGGAAATAAAACAGCTAGTAACGGAGATTCTAAATATAACACAACAGAACAACCAAAAAAGGAGAGTACAAATGTCTAAGAAAAGAATTATTATTACAATAGTAGGTGGAGCTTTTACTGGAGGATTAGCAGCTGCGTCTAGCTGTTTCCCAGGGAATATCGCTGTTACGGCTATTTTTGCCTCAGCTACAGGGCTTGTGGGTGCGCTAGTAGCGTACTTCGGCGGAGAATAGAATATGGGAATAATCGATGGATTACTTTCTGGATTTCTTGGGCCATTAGGTAAAAAAGCAGCACAGTGGCTTCCAAGTAAAGAGGGATTAATGAGGAGAAAAATAGCTGATTATGAAAAACAACTTAAAGAATTACAAGCTGGGAAGTGGGATGCTCATGCTAGTTTTGAGCATAATCGTATTAACGAGCTCTTGCGCCAAGAAAGAGTCAATCTCGATACCTACCTCTCCACCAACAGTTGAGTGGGGTAAAAAAGGTGAAGTACCTAAAAGCGTAATATATAATTATGATTGGATTTGTTATCAGAAAGTTCCTTAATAAAGGAGTTTTAATGAAGCATAATCCCAGAACTTGTCCCCAATGTTTAAAAGAAAAAGAAAGTATAGAAAATTGTAGGATACAAAGATTAGAAGATAGATTGAGAAGCTTGGAGGAGTTGGTTCATGATCTTTATGACAAGGTAATGAATGAAGACTGACGGAAAATTCGATTATCGAGTTGTAGATATTCCAGCAAAATATAATAAAGATATTCATATTATATTTCTTGGAGATGAACATTTTAACAGTCCTAATTTCGCTTATAAGAAATTTATGGCAGATATGGAGGATATATCGTTACTTGTAAAGCGAGAAGAAGTTTATTTTGTAAAAACAGGCGATACTTTTGAGGCTTTATCTACAAGTGAAAGACAACATTTTTCTTATGGATTCCATGAAAGCAATGAAACTCGCTGGGAGAAAGAATATGCTAAAGAGGTTGGAGATTTTGTTAAGCACGTTCCTTTTCTTAAAAATAAAACTCTAGCTGTTTATGGTGGGAACCACTTCTTTAAGTTCTATAACGGAACCACATCAGATATGGCGTTGGCTTCTGCATTAAGTGCTCCGTATATAGGCTGTTCTGGTTATATAATATTAAACTTAAAATTCGATAAGCACCATTCTCAAACAGTTAAGATAGTATGCCATCATGGAAGAAGCTCTGGTAGGCGTGCTGGCTCTACTTTTAACTCGTTAGAGGACATGGCTAGTTATTTTAAAGACGCTGATATTATCGTTAGTGGGCACGATCATAAAGCAGGAGCTATGCAGTTACCTTCTATAGAGTGTAGGTCTGGTAAAGGTGGGCATTATAAAATACAGGAAGTTAATAGAATTATTGGGCGATCTGGTTCTTATTTAAAATCTTATGAACCTGGAGTAGCTAGTTATGCTGTTGATGCAATGATGCGACCATCTACATTAGGGTATCTTCATGTTATAGTAACACCTCGTAGAAAGTGTTATTCTAATAAAGGTATAGATGATCGCTGGATACAATTAAAAGCAATGGTTTAGAAAGGACGGTATGGGAACAGAAAATATTTGGTTAGTGTGTCTAGGTGGTTTATCTTCATTCTTAGGATGTTGTTGTTACGCTATGGGTGGAACTCAAGGATTTGGATTGTTTTGGCGCAGGTTTATTGGTAGCTTTATTCTAGTTTTATCTTGTAATTTAATTGCTGTTTATTTACATACATGGTCTGACAAAATGTTATTAATGTATCCTTGTTTAGTTGGTGGTATGTGTTTAGGATATGGTGGAGAATTGTTATTTCAAAAGATATATAAAAGAACAATATTTGCTCTAGGTTGTTGTTTTACTGGGTTTATTGGAGCGTGGGCTACTGGATTTACAGGTGCAGGAATTGGTATTTGTATATTTCAATTAATTATTGGTATGGGGAGTGTTTATTTAGGCGTAAGAAATCCTTATAATAATGCAGTTGTAGAACAATTCATCATATCTTTATTATTAACTTTTACAATTCCTTTCTGGGGGTTCATCGGTTAAACCCTTCTTGCTCCTAATTCAAAACTATTAGATTCGTAAATAGAATCTATCTTATATTTATCTAATTTACATAAATAAGTTGAATACTGAGATATTAATTCTTGTATTCTATTCATTCTTTTTTCTTCAAGCAACTTTTCTTCATATTCACGCATTGAACTCATAATTTATGCCTCAATACTTGTGTTGCATTAGCCAATAATTTAATTGCATTATTACACTTATAAATTCCATCTTCTAAATTCCAAATTCTTGCTGTTAAAAATGATGCCCAGATTATAATTAGAACAATGATTATTTTCATTTATCTTCCCCTTATTATTTTCTTAGCTGGTATACCAACATAAACACCTGGCTCTTTTATATCTCTAATAACAACTGAATTAGCTCCAATAGTTACATTGCTACAAATATTTATATTATTGATGATTGTACAAGAAGCCCCAAGAAAACAAAAGTTACCAATCTTAACCCTACCAGCCAAAGTGCTACCAATAGAGATATGGTTGTGATCTCCAATCCTAACATCATGCTCTATTATAGCCCCAGTATTTATAATGTTATTGTTCCCGATAACAGCTCCAGCATTAATGTAAGCAAAAGCAAATATTTGATTGCTTATACCTAATTTAACCCTCTCTTCCACAATAGCATTAGAATGTACAACATTCCCATCCAATAGATTCTTTTTATATCTATCAAACAAATCCCCTCTTTTAACATTATCCCCAATACTTAAAAATATCTTTTTCTTTTTTAAATCATTTGGCAATAAACCAATAATTTTGTGTCCAAATATTGCTTCATTGGGCTTAATGGCTTTGTCATAAATTCCTTTAATAATAAATAAATTATCTTCAAGTAAATTAATCACACTACTGGTATGACTTCCAGCCCCAACAAGATAAACTTCTTTAAAAAATGATTGTCTCATCTCCCCCCCCTCTCCTTTTCAATGTACTCTACGATGGCTTTTGCAATAGAAGTAGCCTCTTCACTCCACAAGATATAACTTTTATCCCAATCTCCAACAGCCATATTTAATGGTCTTAAATCAATGGATTGTATTATTTTCTTTATCTCTTCTTCTCTCTTATCGGCGGTCATTGGTTAGCATCCAAATTTAATAGAAAAACGATACATGGCTATCATAATCCCCATAATAAGACCAATTAAAAATAATAACCAATAAATAAATTTCATATCATTCCTTTGCTATTAGTTAGGGTATCTTGCAGTTGGTCTGCTTAAAACTATTTAAATAATTCATATAGTGCCTGTTACACATATTCTTGGCGTGAACTCTTCTACCACAATCTTTAACCCAACAGATTTTAATTGGATAATGTGTTCTTGAGTGATGTTTACGGCAAAGCCATATAATTTCTAGTGGATAAGCATAGTCTAAATGATGGCGTTCTCCTGCAAGACCACAACCAGTAACGGAACATTTCTGAGCTTCGGGGTAATAATACTGAGCCATATTCTGTGCTTTTACCTTATCCCTATTTAAATCTTTATATTTTTTATGTTTATCCACGCCAAATATATCCTATGAGTTAAGTTTTAAATATTCCCGTCACGGATTATCCTTTCACTATGTCTTTGACCACCCTGTACACGGGTGCATAGGAATAGACGAGAGGCGGATTATTTATAAACTATACATATTTTATTATTCAAATATAGTTTTATGGTTTTTCTTTACTTTCAGGATAACAAATTAAACATTCGTTTGAACAAATACTTGACCCGTTTTCAAAAGTTATTGGCTTATGTTTTATCTTTTCCGTCCCGAATCGCTGGCTCAATGCTTTAATAATCTCTTCTGCATATATTTTAGGTTCAGGTAATAATGATTCTTGGTTTGGTAAATGACAATGCTCATTAACAAATTCCCATATTAATTCTATGCTTTCCCACAATTCTTTTTTATTATCTGACCACATTTTTCTTTCTTCCAACCTCTCCAACTGCTCTGTAGGCTGGCAATTACAATCTTTTATAGCCTTTAATCCTTCAAATAACCATTGTGTTATAGCTGGCGGTAAATCTGCATTAACAACAACTCTCCAATGTGCTTCTGTCATTATCGGAGACCACTTAGAATAATGTGCTTTGCAAGAACAACAACCCTTTAACTCAACCTCTTTTTCCTTATCCATTATTTGGCCTCTTCTTTCCGCAGATGGGGCAGTATTTCCATAAACTTGGTATAATTAGTTTAGAAATAATAATTTCATACCTATGTAATCCTAACCAAAAAGTAGCGTCATTTCTCCATTTTATATGTTCACACCAATTCTTATTTTTCATTTGGGCGTTCCTCACGTTCCAAATATTAATATTTTTAATGTTAGCCAAATAAATAATCCAAATAAACAACATAAATAACCTTGAACGAAACCCTTACAATATTCACTCATTCCCTCTCCTCCCTACCTATTAGACCCAAACTTTAGCCACTTCGCCTGTTTAGTCATTAGAAACCCATTAATTTAACAATTAAATATCCTATAATTATGCCTATTAGACCACCAAATAATCCACTTCTCCAGCCCATAAACCAGCATAAACTACTCTTGTATTTTGGCACTGCTCTTTTCTTGTAGCCCAACGACAATTTTCTTTGGAATAATTACCTTCGTTATCAATACGTTCCAATGTTGTCTGAGGATTGTGTTTTTTGTGTTCTAAATAACTTTCGTGCATATCCTGTTTAAATTCATTAAAATTAGACCACAAACATTTAATACCTCTTCCGCCGTAATTATGAAATGATTTGCTTTTAGGATTATTGCATCTTTGAAGAATTCCTCTCCATAAGATATAAAACTTAGTCTTGTTCATTCCATGTTTTAAATATTTTTTCATTACATATCCTCTATTGCTTTAATGCAATCACTCTTTTTGACGTAGCCAAGTTTTTCAGCCAATTTAACAGAATCTTTCCACGTTGACTGGTCTATCCATCCCTCTTCTTTGTAATGCTCTTCGGCTATCTTGGCTAAGTCATCCCAATTCTGAATTTCTAATGTATAGTTAGAACCGTTAAAACATTGTGTTTTAGTATAATCCAACTTAGCATTGATTTTTAATTTCTCTGCCAAACTCTTCTTCTTTACTTCTTGTCCGCACTTTTCGCAGTTAGTCATATTATCTCCAAATAAAATAAATGATTGTTAAAATAACTGCTGTTAAGAATAATCTTGTAAATAAAAAATCCATATCATTTCCTTTTTAATTTAGGCTAGTGGCAGTTGGTCTGCGAGTTTTACTGGTTATTAAGTTGGCATTAGTTAGGCTTATTCGAAGCTCAGCGTTCCCATCCGCACAACACCATCATAGTTTACTCAGGCTTCCAAGCCACACTAGCCTTTATATCTACCTCATTAAACAACCTTCTTTATCTAATCTGTTTTCACAAATATAATTAGACAATCTATCATTGGTTTTATAATTTTCATTTTTTAATAAGTTAATCTCTTCCCACAATTTATGGATACTTTGATCTTGCATTTTCATTTTCTCTTTAGCAAAAGAAGCAAAAGATTCCGAACCATTGTTATAACTAATAGCCAATCCCATAAATACTATTATAAAAATAACAACCATTACTCCATAAACATTGTCTTTATTTTTAAAAAATGACCAAATTTTAATCATCTATTATAACTCCATGTTACTGGTTGATAATATATAAACATAGATTTCATCGTACTCTTCCATGGACTTTTACTTTTATTTGGGTCAGTTCTTTTTCTTGGTTTTCTAACTTTTATTGGTCTGCTCATATTCCTTTAATTTATTTTCTAGATATGCCTTAACTGCGAATAAATCTGTTTTTCCTCTAAAAGATTTTAATAATTTTAGTCTTTCAAATACATCATATCCTCTAATTGCCTTTACCTTATCTTCGTAACTATCTTTTCTTCCTTGATTATGAAATCCGAAAAAGTGTTCTCCTGCAGTTATACATATTCCGTTTTCTAAAGAATATCTTAAAGAATAATTAGGCTTCCCAGATAAATGATGGGCGTGTAGATTTTCTGTTTTACCAGATAATTCACTTTTATACCCTGCCTTTGCTTTTATACATTTTGCCCAAAGCTTGTCTAACTCTTTTAAGGTTGGCTTTCGTGTCTGCGTAAATAATCTTAATTTTAACTTGTTTATTATTTTCCTTTTGATAATTAACTCCTCTCCAAATAGCCCTTCTTATCTTCATTAAAGATAATTTCATTTGAACAAAATCTTCTATTGGCACTAAACAATGAGTTGCATAATAAACTCTGGCTTTAATTTTTATAGCTTTCCTAATTTCTTTTTTAATATTAGCCATTCTACGTTTATTCATAAACTACCTCGTTCGGATTTGGTATATAACATCCTAAATCTATACTTGCAAATTCTCTGATTTGTCTTAGGTATTCTTCCATTTTATTTGTCTTTAAATCTGTCGTAGAACATACTATTTTATAAGTTAATCCTCTAACAACTAGCCATTTACTTAGAAACTTAGACTTCATTAATTCATGCATATCTTCTACAGAATACCCTGTTTCTTCTGATAATAATTTTAAAACACATCCCCAATAATATTTGTTTTGGTTGTTGCTTCTTATTTCTTTCTCTGTGGCACTTTTAATGGTTAAAAAGTATTCCCCATCTTTTAATGTATTACAATAATCCATTAACTTATCTAAGTCGTAACTTCCGAATTTATGATTTTGTAGAGTTATTCTGAATTTAGGTATCATTTTTAATATAGCTTTTTATACAATTTGTAGCTGCCCAAATTTGTCCTATGATAAAATATAGATTTGAATAATCAATATTTCCAGCAATAGCATAAACTATTTGAAAGAACATACATATTAAAGACATAATTAATGGTATCATCGTCTTACCCTCAAATCATCTTCGCACCATATTTTAACTCCAGGGATAGAAGCTTTATCTTTGAAAGTATTAACTGTTTTTCTAATTAATGACTCATCTACAATTAAGAATTCTTTTGGGATTAATTTCTCATCAATTATTGAAAATTTCCACACTTTAACCGTAGAAACTCCTTCTTGTTTTTCAGCCTTAGTTTCGATTACTGGTGTAATAACCATCTGTGATTGTTGTAACTTTTCTTCAGCTTTATCGAAATTTCCATTTTCTATAGCTTTTTGTGCTTGTTTTTCTAACTTTTCTCTTTCTTTCTGAGCCTTAGCCTCTATTTCGGCTTGTAGTTTTAATCTTCTTTCGTTTTCTTCTTTAGTAAATTGTAAAATCTTACCTTCAATAATCACTTCGCAACGCTCAATAGGTTCTAAATGTTTCTTCTCCTCACTAATTAATGCCTTCCAAGAAGAATGGGCTTTCTGTATATGTGGACGGAATGTTTCTTTAACATTATCTTTTAACCCTCTTAATCCACGCAATACAGCAGAAGCCTTAGCGTTATCTTCGTTATTTTTAATCGTTATCTCTGCTAAACTTTGAGCCTCTTTTATCGGTTGTTCTAATTCAGCTAATTGCATATTCTCTCCTTTTAAATACAAAATACTTTGTTAAACATTTCAATTATCTCTAACTTTGCTTTAAAAATCTTTGGGTCTCCTTTTGGGTCTAAAGTTTCTATTGCTCTACCAACAGCTGTCAATCTATTCAAACTAGAAATAATATAACCGAGAACAAACCCAGTAATTAACGTAATTACCAAAATCATATTAATCCCTCGCTTTTCTTTAGGTTATATATACTTAACATAAATTTAAAATAATTTTCATATTTAACGTCTATCTTTTGGTCATATTCAAATACATTCTTGTTATAGTCAAATCCCTTTAAGTCTGGGATAGTAAGAATATATAATTTTCTTATTTTATTCCCATAATAAAAATCTGGTTTCCCACAAAACTTCCATAAATCTGAGAACAACTTTTCTTCCATTCCTAATCCACTATTTTTAGAAGTTTCCACTAGAACTTTATAACCAAATATTTGTAATTTATTAGATAGCTTAGGAGTTTTAAAACTTTTCAAATCGACTATGCAATTTTTTAAGTCTATTGATTCTTTAAAATCTAGCCAGTGTTGCCAAATTATGCTATGGTCTGAATTAAAATTATTTATATCTCCCAATTCTCCTAATCTAACTACCTCATGAACTACATTCCCAAAGTTTATCGCTGGTTGTAATATATGATCTGGAACCATAGAAAAATCACTAAATCCGAAATGTTCTATAATCTCGCTAACACCAGGATATGACTTTCCATTCACTTCGTATTTGTGTTTTTCGTTTAATGTTATCATTTGGTAATATTCTCTGATCTCATGGTTTCATAATCAGTTTTCCTGCATGAAAAGAAAGCTTCTACTGTTTCATAATCATCTGCATTTAAAGCTGTGTATTTCTTATTAGCTTTATACCCAAGACTTCTGACGTTTGCTCCGATGTCCACTTCAGTCCATCCGTTGCCTAATGCCATTTTTACTAAATCGTCCCAAACAGATTGACTTATTCTAGGAATTTCTTGGATAACTTCGGATGGCCTAACTACAGGCTCGACTTTCTTGTGTAAATCTTCACCAGGCTTAACGATCTCTGTTTGTTTTGGCGTTTCCCTTGGCATATCTAAAACAGGCTTAGAACTTATCATATCAATGGTTTCTGCATATTTTATAGTTTCAATTTCAGTTTCATCTAACATACCAAGACCACATAGAGCTAAAACAGCCCTTCTTTTAGCTTTAGTAACTGCCTTCATCATTGCGTTTGCTAAAATATCTCCTTTTAGCCCAGATATTGTTACTGCTCCATCTTCATCAGTGTGCCTATCTTTCATTATGGCTCTTACTGTTACACAATAAACATCTTCAATCTTCTCTTTTTTGGTAACTTCTGTGCTTATATTATAAATTTTACATAGTTGTTGGGCGCATCCTTTGTCTGCATAAAGGACTTCTTTCCCATTTAATTTTAAAAGTTTAAAGGGTTGAGTGGTTGGGTCTAAACCGATTCTTTCACAAAGAGAATTATAATATTGAACTTTTTGATTCGGCGTTAACTTACTAAGATCTCCTTGTAACACTAATGATGAAATTATTTCTTCTGATAATGATGATAACTCTTTGTTCATTTTTTCCTCCAATTTCTTCCAGAACTTATATGAGATATTGTAGAAGCGCAAACATTGTAATCTTTGGCTATTTTAGAATGATTTTCTCTATTATTTAATCTTTCTCTTATTTCTTTTACTTGATTTTTTGTTAAAGAAGAATTAGGGTTTCTTTCTCCGTTTTTATTAATTTTCTTGGAAAAATTAATTAATTTTTTAATTCTCCCATCTTCAGTTAAATGGCATTTTCTACATAACCATTTCCAATCACTTATTTCTCTTTTATATTCTCCACTAATATTTGCTAGATCATAAGGTTCTTTTTTTAAACAATTCACACACAGTTTTGATTTTAATATTCTTCTCCGCATATACTGGTGAAGCGTTGTATAATTTTTTGAATTTCTGAATTTTATAATACTGTTTCTATCAACAACGTCTTGTCTTTTACGAATATTTGGAATGACAGGAATTATATTCGCTGGAGTTTTTATTTCGTTTAATTGTAGATCGTTCATATTATCTCCTTATATCTAAACCAACGGTTAAACTTATAATTACAATTATTGCCATCAACATTAAACAGAAATAAAACATAGATTTACTGTTCATAAAAACCACCGTTTATGATTATTCCTTCTGGCGTAAGCTGAGAGTTCTTTCTTTGTATTTCCATAAATTTATTTCTAGCTTCTATTTTCTGACTTATTTCTTTTAATTCTTGTTCTAGCTCTAGCCGTATTTTCTTAATAGCTATTGATTGCTCTAATAAATCTAAAACTTCTTGTGCTAATGGATTCATAGGGTTCCTATTCTTTTATTATTAATCGACTTCTTTTTACTTGAATTGATTGAACTGTTCTGCCCAATAACTCTGCTAGCTCCATATCTATTCCTTTAAAATTGTTTAAAATTAGTATTTCTTTGCCACTCCATGTTCTCTTACCAAAAGAGTATATTCTCGATTTTTTATAGTTCCTTTTTCTTTCCCTATTCCTTCTTCTTAACATCTTTTCTCTATTTTTATATATTTTAACGTAACTTGGCATTATAAACCCCCACCCTGATCTGATGTTTTATCATCAGAGAGCCGACCAAAGCGCAGGGTAGGGATAATTAAATGGTTAATATCACAATTTACGCAACGTCCTGTTTCGTCTTGATCGCATTTTGGTATAGAGTTTCCACAGTCTATACAAGTAACTACATTTTGTTGTTCTCTTAATAATGAATCTGGGAAGAAATATTTGTTTTCGTTTTGGTAATAAACTTGTTGCGATTCTAAGCGTGATTTTGGGAATGTCATTGGTCGGTCTCCTTTTTTGTTGTTATTTTTTTGGGTTAATTATTTTACTTTCAAAAAAATCAATTAATACCGAAAGCTGTCCTTGTATTGTTCTCTTTTGTTGTTTACAAATCTTCGTTATTCTTTCATAATCTTCGTCGGAAATTCTTATCGTTTTGCTACTCATGAGTTATCCTTTCTTTGATTTCTAAAGGATTGTAACATTAATTTGCTTTTGTGTCAAGTTTATTATTTTCATATTCCATTATCCATTTCCCGATAACATACGTTGAGCAAGGTGTTTGGCCGTTTCCGAGCATTTTAAGTCTGTGTATCCTATGGGTAATCCCATTAGCCACTCGACCCACTCTGGATTCAACTGACCACCAATTTTTAAAGGGATTGATTTCCCATCCACACATTCTTTCAAGCCTTGAGTCTGTGGTGTCGGCCATAATCCTGCTTCCACCATTGCTACTTGATTGTTTATATGTAGAGGTAGCCCCTTCTTGTATCTCCTCTGAATATTTTTCACTTTCATTGCTCCTCTTGTGCAACTCGCATCTGGTGTTCTCCATAGGTGCATATTGCTCACTTGGTCTCTTAAATTCGCTGGTTTGCTTCTTCCTTTCCGAGAGACTTCCGCTTCTTTCTTCAATGCTTTCTCGCTTTTTGGTGGCAAGCTGTCCATCGTGTTTGGAGTAGCAAACAATCCAAAGGCGCTCTCTTTTGTGCCACGCTCCGAGTGAGTGAGATGAAAATACAATCGGCCAGCAGATGTAACCTTCACCCTCCAAATCAAATAATACAGTGTCGAGATAAATAGGGATGATACCAGGAACATTTTCGCAAATGACCCATCTCGGTTTAACATCTTTAATGATTCTAAACATCTCTGGCCAGAGGTTACGGTCATCGTCTTTTCCATTTTGCTTTCCTGCAACGGAAAAAGGCTGGCATGGAAATCCACCTGTGATGATGTCAACTTTTTTAAGCTCTTTGCCATTTAATTCCTTTATGTTTCTATATTTATTTGAATCGGGATAACGTAACTCTAAAATCTTCTGACAATATTCATCAATCTCACATTGCCAAGAAATTTCCATACCAGCCATAAGAAAACCAAAATCTCCTAATCCACCACCAGAAAATAAACTTCCTATATTCATTTTTAAATTAATCTCCAAACATCTTCCCTTGTTTCTCCATACCCACGGAATCTTTTTTCTTGATCAGTTAATCTTCTTATCTTCCCTTCCTGTCCTAACTGTCTGCATATCCTATCTGCTGTATTACAGTAGATACTTGTACCAAAGGCAATAACCTCGCTTGTTCGTGCGAATTCTTTTTCTTTTAGCCAAACTTCTATTTGTTCTTTTTTAGATAGTTTGTTGGCGTAAAGTTCTAGCATTTTCTTCCTCCTTTTGTTTTTCCCATCCATTGATTGTTTCTAATGGATTTTCTATTCTTGGTGTTCCTTTTTTAGCTTGGTTGCTAGGTATTCCATTTTTATTAATCCAGCTTAAAATTGTATGATAGTGGCTTTTATATTTAGTTCCTTTAGAGCCTATATAATCATTCAAGTTACAAACCATTTTATTAAAAACATCCACTCCCAATCTTTCACACAACATATCTCTCTCATCTGAAGTCAAGTATACAAAATCTAAGAATTTAAGCTTTAACACTCGCTTCTCTTTAATATTCTCTATCTCCTTCTCTTTCTCTATCTCTATTGGAGTATCGATACTCTTACTATACAGTATAGATACGGTATCTATAGAGTATCCAATCTTATTTAAACATTTATTAATAGGTAAAACCATCTTTTCGGATATAACATCTCCATATTGAAAGTCTATAAACTTTATTATAAACCACTTATCTAATACTTTAATTACCTTATTATTAAAAACATCTAAACACTCATCTTCTATGTATTTTTCGTTTAACAGCTTAGAAACAGTTTTTAAATTCGGATCAAATATTCCAGCTGTATCACATTTTGTTAATATATAAAACCAAAGAACCTTGTATTTAGTTGGTAAGTCTAAAAACCAGTCTTTATCCCAAACAGAACCATCTATGAATCTCTTAGCCAAGCTCAACTCCTTTAAATTGTCTTTTAAGGTAATATTTACTATAAGTTAGACAATCTTCTTTATATTCATGTTTTCTTAGTTTTTGATAGATAATTAAATCATCGTTATCTTCTTTAATATTTTTAGCTAAACTATTCTTTTGGTTTTCTACTTTATTTTTATCATTATAAAAACTAGAATGTAGCTCTGGTTTAAAGTATTCATCTTCTAACTCAAAATAATCTAAAATGTTTAAACCTACTCTTAATTTATGATATTGAGGCAAATTAATTAATTCCACTAAATCTAAACGATTACCATAATAAGAATCGCTATTTGCAATATAAGGTCTGTTTTTAAAATAAGTTTTCATAAATAAAAAATCCCCCAGTGTTTAGACATGACTCTAAACATTACTCCGCTAGAAGTCTGGGGGATTAATAAAAAAACCAATCCTCGGCGAGAAAATTGGTTTATCTTTTTATATTCATTTGTCATGTTTTATCCTCTAGCGTAATTTCTATTCGTATTATATAAAACAGACGGTATTTGTAAAGAAAAAAATAAATTATTTTTGACTAGCATAAAAACGTAAAAAAAGCTATAGAACCAGGGTATAATAATAAATGAAAAAATATTAAATAATTCTTTCTTTATTTTTTGTTTGTAGTATATTTGCGCTAGATAAATATTAAACAGAGGCTAAATATGAACAGACCGACACAAAAAACCAATCTAAAAAATGGGTTCTGGTTTCAATGTTTAGCCTTTTTATTTATATGAAAACTAGAATATTATATCAAGATCACAAATCAAAAGAGTGTAGCCTTTGCGATAATATTTTACCCTTATCTAGTTTTAATTTATCATCTTCTCATAAGAACAAAAAAGCTGATACCTGTATAGGCTGCATGAAACAAACCAGGTCATTATCACATAACCTAACTTTAAAAGAAAGACGAGCCATTGTAAGATCACAGATTAGACAAGTAAGGTCTCATGGACATTTAGAGGTTATGGATTGTTATGAGGACTGCCTTGTTTAAGGTTTTATGCATAATTATGGTTAAATTAATTAAAAACCTAGTTAGAAAAGTAATCCCAAAGCGTAGATTAAAGGTTCAACTTATTCATTCTCATAAATACTGGCGCTTAGTAGGGGCAAATGGTGAGATTTTAGCACATAGCGAGATATACAGCACTAATCAAAAAGCCTTACAAACTGCTTTAATAGTGGCCGATTCAGGTGGTTTTAGGTATGAGGTATTAAACTTCGAGAAGTAAGGTTTTTTATATAGGACAGTTTTATGGAAGAAGATTTACAAACTATTGAAATTAAAGAAGATATAAAGAATTCGCCAATTAAACAGCGTTGTATCTATAAAAGCTGGTATTGGATAGAGAAGTTTTTTGATAATCCAAAGATTAAGTGCAAGGACAAAGCATATCTAGCTGTTAAGGTAGCAACTAAGGATATGCCTACTGATTTAGAAGGTAGCTTGAACGTAAACGTAACGCTAGCAGACCTATTAAGAAATGCAGAACAATTTAGAAGAGTTACGCCATCGGTTAATTAGTAATGGGACTACAAATCCTGTTGGGTTAGCTAAGAGTTTCTTTAATTCTGTTCTTTGGCAAAAGCAAGAGGAAATTATAGAGTCAGTTTGGAACAATCCCCGAACTGCGGTTAAGAGCTGTAATAGCGGTGGGAAGTCTCACGTTGCTAGTATTATAGCTGTACTATACTTATTGGCTTTTAGACCTTCAAGGGTTATTACAACAGCCCCTACCTTTACACAAGTTCAAGAGATACTTTGGAAAGAGATTCATTCTATATACCATCGATGTAATTGGCCTATAGGTGGAACACTCAATCAGACAAGCCTTGAGCTTGGTGTCATTGATGGAAAGCCATGGGACGCCATGGGAATATCTACTAATGAGGTTAATAGATTCCAAGGGTTTAAAAGCCCGCATTTGTTAGTTATACTTGATGAGGCTTTAGGTATAGCTCCTGAGATATGGGAGGCTATGGAAGGGTTACAGCCACATAGGATACTCGCTTTAGGAAACCCTTTAGAGCCAGAAGGTGACTTTTATAAGTGTTTCAATAGTCCACTGTGGCATAAGATTACAATAGACGGTTTGGATGCGGTTAAATGGCAACAGAAGCATGGTAAGATACCAGGGCTTATAAGTTTAGAGTGGATGGAAGAACGGGCTGAGGATTGGGGTAAGGGTAGTCCTTTATACATGGCTAGATGCAGAGGTGAGTTTCCCGAAGAAACAGCCTCAACGCTTATAAGTAGAGTTTGGGTAGATAGAGCTAGAAAAGGGTTGGGACAGGATGGTAAGCCGTTAGATGATGATATTGAAGAGGATTCGGTTAAAGTTGTTGCTGCGGATATAGCAACCAAGCATGGGGAAAACGAAACGGTATTAGGTTATAGATATGGTCATACGATTAAAGAGATTAAAGGATTTTATCGGATAACGACATTTGATGCTACAGATAGAATAGCGGTTTATTGGTCAAGTAAGAAAGCTAATACGGTTGTGGTTGATTCGGATGGTGTTGGTGAGGGTGTCAGTGATGGTCTTACGGCTAAACACATACCAGTTACAGAGTTTCATGGTGGGTATGGTCATAAGGCAATGGAGCAGATTAAGTTTAGAAATTTAAGGACGCAGTTTTATTGGTTAATAGCTAAGAAGTTTGAGAAGGGTTTATATAATCTTAAACATTTACCAGATAAAGAATACGAGATTTTGAAAAATCAGTTGTGTAGTATAAAGCAGAAAGCGCCAGATTCAATGGGTAGGTTGCAGATAGAGACTAAAGAAGATTTAATGGCTAGGGGTATTAAGAGTCCTGATTTTGCAGATTGTTTTATGATGTTAGAGTATGGTAATTATATGAGTAGATTTCAAGAGTTAAGACCTTATAATTATAGATAGGTAACTATGCCATTCAAAAAAGGACATAAGGGATATAAAACAAGTTCTAGATTCAAACCAGGACATAGGTTAAATATTGGTAAAGTTAGATTAGATATGGTTGGGGAAAATAACCATGATTGGAAGGGCGATAATGCTGGTTATGCAGCTAAACATGATTGGATAAGAAATCATTATGGTAAAGCTAAAGAATGTCAAAATTTAGATTGTAATTATAATAAGATACCAAAGAGATATGAATGGGCTGATGTTAGCGGAGAATGCATAAGAAATATAAATAATTTTATTCAACTTTGTTGTTCATGCCATAGACAGTTTGATTCTGGTAAAATAAGTATAAAGGTTAAACCAGATAAAATAGGTGTGGCGGTATGAACACTTTAGGAATAGTTTTTTTGTTTGTGGTAGTGATAATCGCTATTGCTTGGGGCAATGACGATGATAATGGAGATTATATTTAGAAAGGGTGAAGAATGAAAATCATTCCACTGGGGGATCGAATTTTAGTTAAAAGACGTACCGTAGGGGAGAAGTTAGGGACAAGTGGCTTATTGGTCTCAGCTGATGTTACTAAGGATAGGCCAACAGATTTAGCTGATGTAGTTAAGATACCGGATCATAGTTTTGGGGACGAACAGTTAATTAATAATGCAGCTGCGATTATTACATCATTAACTACAAAAGCATTTGAAGGTGATGCAGAAGCGTTAAGAGCGTTGATTGATTTTAATTTGTTTTTAAAGATTAAAAGTATTAAACCAGGTGATACTGTGATGATTAGCAAATACATTGGGACGGATTTTAATACGCAAGATAGCCAAGAATTAATAACTTTAGTTCGTGGCGATGATATTATGTGCATTTTGAAAGAGGATAAGAAATGACCGACCCGATAGACTTTACTAATATTTGTTGTGGTATATCAATGTTAATGTTAGGTGTAAGTTTATTTATTCTAGCTCTAAAATCACATGGAGGTAAATAATGAATATTATAGGTAACTTTATTAAATATAATTTCGGTTTCTTTATTTGCTTTTTAGCGTTATTAATAACCTGTGTAGCTTATATGATTTGGGGATAATATGATTAATGATGATAATATTATTTTTCAAGTATCAAATGATGGCAATGCAATGAAGGTTGAATTTAATCCCAAATATTCTTTACAAGTAGGTAGTTTAGCAGTTCGTTTAGCAAGCTTACAATTAGATAACGCAATTATAGGCGCAGGACAAAAGCCAACAAGCCCAATCGTCATGCCACAGAGTATATTGGAAAGGCTTAAATAATGGCAGAATTTTCAAACCCAAATCAAGACATCCCATCCAACGACGATATAATTAAAGAATTAGATGAACAGAATGAGAAAGATTTTTATTCTGATTTAAAGAAAAAGAATAAGAAGTTTCTTATTTCTGGTTTATCTATATTAGAGCGAGAACGAATAGCTGAACATATTGTTGGGTTATATGAAGAAAGCAAAACTAAACATAAAGAGCTTTGTGATCGTATTGATGAGAATGATGAAGTTTATAGAATGCGTCGTAAGCCTGTTCCTGGTGACGATGGTGACACTCCTAACTATCGTACTCCGATTTCTACTACAACGCTTGAAGTAATCCATGCAAACATAATGAATGTATTCTTTACTCCAAAGGATATTATTCGAGTATTGCCTACCGAAGAATCAGATATCCCTAAGATTAAAAATCTCTCTATTTTCGCTAATTGGTCGTTTGATAATGAACTAAAAATATTTGAACAGGCTGACAGATTATTTCATGCCTCTAGTAAGAATGGAGAGGCTCCATATATTGTTCATTGGGTTAAAGAATATGGTGTTGAAATTAGACGTGAGCCTATCCGCAATCCTGCTAATCCTAAAGAGTTCTTATATGATGAAGAAACCAAAGAACCTTTATATCAAGAGATTGAAGAACCTAAATTATTATTTAATGCTCCTAAATTAGAGACATTTTCTCGTAAAGATTATATTCAGCCAGAGAATGCCATGATGGATGTAACTCCTGAATGGGAAATGAGAATGGTTAGGTTTTCTTATGATAAGTTTTTAAGAGAACAATTACAGGGGCGTATGTATGATAAGGCTATTGATGAGATCGTTGATTGGGAGCAAGGTGAGGAAGAGGCTGAAAAGCTAGATATTGATTACGATAGAATTCCTTTAGGAAAATGGAATCAAGAGTTTATTGAATTTTACGGTAGACTTAGAATTAATTTAATTAAGTCTGATGAGGCCAATGAGGTTGAAGAATACCAAGAGCTAGATGACGAGTTTATTGCAATAGTTCATATTGAGTCTAAAACATTATGCCAGCTTCGTAAGAATAAATTCCCAATGAAGATGAGGCCGATTGGAATAGATTATTTCATACCAGATGACACTGGCAGACGATCTGCTTTAGGAGTTATTGATTTTATGGATAGCGTTCAGAAGTGTTATGACTCTTTATATAACCAAACAGTGTTAGGTGTTATACAATCTAATAATCCTTTTGGATTTTTTACTCCATTAGGGAACATGAGAAATGAGCCAATTAAAGTTAAGAATGGATATTTATTTCCTACAGCTGATCCATCAAGCGTTAATATTGTTAAATTACCACCACCAGACGCATCTATCGAAAAAATGATGGAGTTGGTTCGTTTCTGGGCTCAGATGTTGTTTGGTATTGGTGACTATGCTGCAGGTCTTGAAAGCCAAATTGACCCATCAGCTCCTGCCAAGAAAGTTGAGGCGGTTGTTGCTCAGGGCTCTGTTCGCTTAAATATGATTATTAAGCGTAAGAATAAGACTATTCAAGACATTGCAAAGAGATGGTTTTTGTTATATCAAGACAATATGCCAGCTAATAAATATGTTCGTATTACTGGAGATAGTAAACAAGACCCATGGAAGTTTCAAGCTATTTCAATGGAAGATTTTAACTTAAATGCTCTACCAGACTTTGAGTTAACAGGAAATATCTTAAATGCTAATAAGACATTAGAAGCACAAAAGAAAATAGGAACATATCAAGCTTTAATTGGTAATCCATTATTTGCTCCTGCGACCAAACAGGGTATTGCTTTGTTAATTGAGTTAACTAAGTGGTTCTTAGATTCTATTGAAGAAACTGGATTGTCTAGGTTGTTACCAAAATCTGCTTCTGATACTATTTTCACACCAGAAGAAGAAAACGCTAGAATGTTACAGGGCGATGATATTGAGCCAGTGCAAGGTGAAGATCATGTTTATCATTTGAAAGTTCATAGAGATATGATAGCCGATCCGAATGTCGATCCTAAGATTAAAGAGCAGGTAGTATTACCTCATATGCAAGCAACGATAGATATGATGCACCAAGAGATTACTCAACAGTTGGTTATGCAACAAACAATGCAACCATTACAAGGAGTTGAAAATGGAGGAATTGCGACGCCAGAGGCTCAAGGAATTCTTCAAGGACAGGCCTGATCTTTGGAAAGATATTAAAGCCGAGGTTGCTATTATGTTGTTTAGCTCTGAGTGTAGTTTAAAGTCAGTAGCTTGTAAGAGTAGAGATTTCTATGCAGGGAAATGTACAGCTTTTCAAGAGGTTATGAATATGGAGGCTGACTATGAATGATTTAAGTTTAGTATCTGAAGAGGCATTGATTAATGAATTGGCTAAAAGGAATAATTGTATTATTTATGTAGGAGTTAAAGATATTAGTCCTGTTGATAGGGTTTATTTAAGACGTTGGTTTGGAGATTCGCATAGATGTTCTGGTTTGTGTATGGATTTATCTGGGAATATTTTAGCTGAACATAATTCAAGAGAGAATCCAATAAAAGGATTTTAATGAATAAAAGCGTTGAGACTGCCATTGAGATTATTGCTTATGAGCTTGAAAGATTAGATAAGACATTTACAGGTAATATTAATTTTCAACTTAATTACCGAGAAGGTTCGGTGGGGAATATAAATAGTCAGTTAAATAAGTCTATAAAGGTGGAGGTTAGAAATGGGGTATAGTAGAGCTTCCAAGGATAGTATGAGATTAGGTGGTGGTGGAAAATTTCATAAATTAGAGGCTGAGTTAAAATCTAAAGGTGCTGAGAATCCAGCTGCTCTCGCTGCATATATTGGACGGAAGAAATATGGTTCTAAGAAGTTTGCTTCATTGTCAAAAGGGGGTAAATAATGTCAGGTGGGTTAAGAAAAAAACGAAGTAAAAAAAGAAAATAAAGGAGAGTTAAAATGACGGCAGACCCAAACATGGTCACGGAAGAAGAGTTAATTAAAGATGTGGACATTGATGAGAATAGCAGGAAACGTCATCAAGAGTTAAGTAAGAAAACAGATAGGACTGAGGATGAGACCAAAGAACTTTCTGAACTTAAAAAAAATTACGGTAAAAAAGTACAAGAGAAAATCCAAAAGTATCGTTCTGATAGAGAGTCCGAGCGACAGCGTGCTGAAGCAGCTGAGGCTAAGGCTAAGGAATATGAAGAACGCCTTGCGAAACTTGAAAAGAATACAAAGCCGATTGAATTAAAAAGAGAAACCATTGAGGTTAATGGTAAGACTTATTACTCAGATGATGCCTTAATGCAAATGGTAGAGCGTGGTGAGATTACTAATGCCGAGGCTTTTAAACATAGTAAAGAACGAGATAAAGACGAGATAGAAGAAAGAATTACGAAGAAGATAGAGGCCAAGAATAATCAAACAGATGAGCAAAAAATTAGACAAGCAGATTTTGAAAAAGCATTCTCAGAGTCGCCAGAATGTTTTGAAAAGACACCAGATGGTAGACAAAACCCGAAGTATGACCCTGAAAGCGCCTTGTATAAAACGGCTAATGAATTTTATGAAGGTGGCTTCAGATATAATCCAAGAGGATTAACTGAGTCTTTAAAAAAAGCAAAAGAGTTATTGGGTGTAAGGTCTAAAGTTGGTAATACTGATGACATTAGTTTATATAGTCCATCAAGCCCACAAGGTAGAAGCCAAACAATTAAGAAGGATGAAGTTCCTTTGACCAAAGAAGAAGAGGAAACTTCTTTAAGGCTTTATAGAGATATGGTAAATCCTAAAACTAATAGGCAATATACGGAAACTGAGATATACGAAAAAGCTAAAAGAGCTAAAAACGAAAGACTTAACTCAAGGAGAGCTCAATGATGGCAAAGCGTAAAGATGACGCAATAGCAGAAGTAGAAAAAGAGTTTGGTGGAAATATTGTAGATGTGAAACCAGAGCCTAAAGTTAATAAAGAATATACTTTAGAAATTGTTAAAGATTATGACGGTTCTATTGATATTTGGCATTTATCTAACAAAGACCCTAATTATGAATATCGTTGGTTAAGATATGAAGAAAAGAACTTGTCTATGAAGACGAGTAACTATTTACATGACCGTGGTGGGTGGCAAATCTGTCCTAAAGAACATCTTTTAAGATTAAAGATTATTCGAGGAGAGAAAGAGCTTCATCCAGACGGAACATTACGAAGAGGCGAGAACGTATTAGCGTTTATGCCAAAAGACCTCTACAAATCAAAAGAGGAAAAGAAAAGAAAGATAGCGAATGATCGTATGGACAGTATCCGCCGAATGGTTAAAAAAGGCGATCAAAAACCAGGCGTTCATTCTTCTATGAAAGGCCTCCAGACAGCAGGAGACCTTGGAATGGGTACTACAGGAAATATATCAGTATCTTCCGAAGAAGAAGGATAATTTAAAGTAGTAATTGGTAAGTCTAAAACAGACCCCTAAGCTCAATAATCACCGAGTGTAGGGGTTTTTTTATTAATTAAGGGAGGATATAAGAATGGCTAGTCAAAAAGGTTTCTGGCCTATTGATCGTGATCCGCATACTGAGTTAATGGTTGATGTTGATTCAGCTAATGGAGCAGCGATTTATGTAGGCGATTTAGTTTCAGTAGTAGCTGCAGGGACAGTTAATGCTTCTACGGCTGGAGATGCAAATATTGTATTAGGGTCTGTATTGGCTGTTTACGATTCAAACGGTAATTCAGCTGGTCATCCTAATGGGTCATTGAGTACAAAATATTTGCCTGCTTCAACGGCTGGAAAAGTATTAGTTGCTCTAGCAATTCCAGGACGACGTTTTAGAGCTCAATCAGCAACAGCTTTAACATCTGCTGCTCGTTTTGCTTCTTCAGATCACGTTGTAGGATCTGGTAGTTCGACTACAGGATTAAGCGCATCTACAGTTAATGGTGCTGATCTTAACTCTGGTGGTCAAGTTTTTATCGTTGATTTATACCCTGAACCAGGTAACAGTTATGGTGCAAACCAAAGTTTAATTGTTATCTTTAATGAAGGTTATTTAATGGGTACAGGAAAATCAACAGGTATTTAACATAATTAATTAATCGGAGGAAATATAGATGTCTATTAATTCCAGCACAATAGTAGATGCTTTAGATGCAAACCTGAATGAAATGTTTCAGGATGGTCTAAAGAGCTGGGGCAATGAATTTGAGAAGATTTTTAACGTACTTACTTCAGATAAACAATCTGAAAAAGATAGTTATGAATCTGGTTTCGGTTCTATGCCTCAAAAGAATGAAGGTGTTTCAGCAACCTATGATGTAATTTTGCCAGGTATTAAAAAGGTTTATACTCATGCAACATATGCATTAGGTTATGAAATTACCGAAGAAGCCGTTGAAGATAATCTTCGTACGCCAGAAACTTTTAACAAGTTACCTCAAGCACTTAATCGTGCTGGTCAGGAAACTGTTGAAGTTACGGCTGCGAATGTCTTTAATAATGGTTTTTCAACAACTGGCTTTGATGGTAAAGCCTTATTTGCCACAGATCACCCTAATCTTGGTGGTGGTACGCAATCAAATACACCTTCAACGCAAGCTGACTTATCTGTTACATCATTAACAGCTGGGTTAACTGCTATTGAAGGTTTCACAGATGAGCGTGGTTTAAAAAGACCAACTAAAGCTGTTATGTTGGCAGTACCTGTAAACTCTTGGAACATTGCAGAAGAGTTATTAAAGTCTGAATATAAGCCTTATACGGCTAATAACGAAGTCAATGCTATTCAAGCAAAAGACTTACGTTATTTCGTATGGCATTATTTAACAGATACTGACGCATGGTTTTTACTTTCTGAGAAGAGCGAACATATGTTGAAGTTCTTCTGGAGAGTTAAACTAGGTGCTTTACGACGTGGAACAGATTTTGATTCTACGAACTTAAAGCATTTAGCTCGTATGCGTTTCTCAGTAGGTTATAGTCATTGGATGGGTACTTATGGTTCTTCTGGAGCCTAAAAAGGAGCTAAAAAGATGAAAAAAATAGTCTTAGTTATTTTAGCTCTTTTATCAACTGTTGGTATTGTTTATGCTCAAGTTTCCAATGGACGAAACCCTGCTATTAGTAATACTACCTATGAGGGTAAGACTGGTTTTACTCAAGTAGGAATACAGGGTTTGGATGTTCAAGGTAATCCTGGGTATTTAGAACTTGAAGGAGTTTCTACAAAATCAGGTACTAGATATACTTATTATCTTTGGGTAGATGAACTTGGAAAATTTCGTATAGCTTCTTATGCGGACGTTTCTGTTTATGCTAGTTTCCCAAATGGAGATTGGAACCGTGGTGGAATGCCTGTTGGAACAGTTGTTGGTGGTCAGAGCTAAAGTAAAGGATTCGGGAGGCCTAATAAGCCTCCCAACCCCTTATGAAAATATTAAAAGAAAAAGATAAAACATTTTGGCTTGTTTTTGGAGCACTTATTACTGTTCCATTATCTTCTTGTTTAAAGATCGGCCCAGATGTTTGGTATTCTCAGGTTATATGGTTATTGGGTGTTCTCTGTGTTGGTATAGCATTAGAGCTTTGGAAATTTAATAAATATTTGTCAATATTTAATATCGTTTTAATTTATTCTACTTTAGTTACTGCAAATCAAGGGTTAAGGTCTATATTTTATTTGTTTATAACTAGCATTGCCTTTCTTGCTTCTTATAAGATAAGTTTGTTTAATAAAAAGCAAAGAGAATATTTGATTTATGCGATATTAGCAGTATTTTGTTTACAAGCGTTGTGGGTCATTTTACAGAAATTTAATTTAGACCCAATATTTAGTTATATAGATAATCCTGCATTAGACAATACCGTAGGGTTTTCTGGTAGCAGAAACCAAATAGGTTTATTTTTTGCTATTACATCTCCATTGGTTATTGCATTAGCGCCAATATTATTGCCTTTTACTATTATAGGATTATGGTTTTCTGCAACGACATCAGCTTTTGTAGCTTTTATCGTAGCTGGATTTGTTTATACTTCATTTTATTTAAAGCATTTAAGAATAGGTTTTGTTCTAATGACTATTTTAGCTACTATTATTTTCTTTTTAAAATATGAAAACTTTTCAATAGAATCTTATAAAGAAAGATTTGGATTAATTAAACATAGCGTTAATGAGATTATGACTGGAAAAGCTTTAATGAAACAGGACATGACTGAGCTAGATGGTAAGAAAATAACTAAGTTTACTGAGATTACGACTAATTTTATGCAAGGATATGGATTAGGAAATTTTATTAGAGTATCTCCATATACTCAATGGAAGTTTATGGATATTTATAAGGAAGGTGGTAATCCTCAGCATAGATATGAGCATATGCACAATGATTATTTTGAAATATTTTATGAGACAGGATTGGCTGGTTTTGTTTCTATGTTGTTTTTATTGTGGAACTTTTTCTTAGAGTTTATTAAGTCTAACAAAACTAAGTTAATGATTATTTCTTTTTGTTGTATTTTAGCTCAGATGGTTTCTGCACTAGGTATTTATACTGTTTATACCGCTGTTTCTGGGGTTTTGTTTATAGTTCTATATGGGATATTTAAGGGGGAAGAGAGGGATTTATTATGTCATTAGAAGATAATTGTGGTTGCTGATATTTCAGCTAAGGCAGAATTAGAAAATAATAAAGAAATAAAATAATGGCAACACATATTACTAACGCAACCCAATTACAGAATATGAATCTTAATTTAACGGAAAATTATATTCTTGATAATGATATTGATTTAACTGGGGTTATTTGGACTCCTATAGGATCTGTTTCGCCATTCTTTTTTAGCGGTTCGCTTGATGGACAAGGATTTACAATTAGAAATTTAACAATAAATAATCCATCTGGGCTTGGAGGGTTATTTGATACCCTTGGAGATGACTCCCCAGAAGTTTTTGCAACAATAAGTAATCTAAAATTAGAAAATTTTAACTTTACTGTTAACACCTTTTCAGGGGCATTAGCTGGAAGAACAATAAGAGCAACCTTAAATAATATATATGTTAATGATTTTGAAATTATACCATCTGATGATTCTCCAAGTTATTTAGGGGGATTAGTTGGTTACATGGCGGGTGGATCAACTAACCATACAACATTAAATGGTTATTATGCTGAGAATATAACTTTAGGTGGGGATGAATTTATAGGAGGAATTGCAGGGTACTCTCAGTATCTTGATTATCAAAAATGTTCTGTTAATAATTTATTAATTACAATTAGCGGAGATGATAGGTATGCAATAGCTGGATTAATCGGAGATTGCAATTTTTCAACAGGGATAGATTGTTATGTTAACGGAGATATAAATGATGGTGGTGTATCTATTGGAGGATTGATAGGTAATTTAAGCAGTTCAGAGTTAAAAAATTCTTATTCAAACATTGCGATGACATCTTCAGCTACTGAAAAAGATTTGATAGGCGGTATTTGTGGGTTTATTGATACAGATAGTTTATTAAGAAATTGTTATTCGGTTGGGATTATTAGCATGACTGGTAATTTTATTGGAGGAGCTATTGGGCAAATAAATGGTACTCCGACCATTAACAATATTGCATGGTTTACTGATTCTTTCACATATGCAATAGGTAAATACCCAACTGGTACAAATGCTATGTTACAAGCCTTGGGATATGGAACAGACGAACCAGATAACACACAATTTCAAAATGACGTACATCATGCGGTTTATGCACAGGGAACGGCTAATCAATGGGATTTTGAAAGGACGCAGAGTTAATGGCTACCCATATAACTAATGCTACTGAACTTCAAAATATGAATCTAAATATGAATGAAGATTATATATTAGATAATGACATTGATTTAACAGGGATTGATTGGAAACCTATTGGGTATGGAGATCAACAATTTACTGATTTATCAACTGCTGGACAATTTACTGGTACTTTTGACGGGCAAGGATTTACTATATCTAATTTGTCTGTTTCAGCAACAAACTCAGCTCTTGGTGTTGTAGGTGGATTGTTTGGATTTCTTGGAAATGGTAGTTCTCGTCCATCAAAAGGCAACCCACCGATTAAAAACGCAACTGTTTCAAATTTAAATTTATCTAATGTTTCGTTAACAGGACATTATGCCTTGGGAGGATTAGCTGGTTTTATTATAGGGGCTGACATAACAAATGTTCATTTAGATGGTGTTGAAATTTCTTGGGATGGAATATCTACTGTTCATGCTTGCGGTGGTTTTGGTGGAGATTGTTACAATATATCAATAGATACAACGATAATTACAAATTGTAGTGTCGATGATGTCAGTATAACTGGAAAATTAAGCCAATATATAGGTGGATTCTTAGGAGATTGTTTTGTTTCTTCAGCGGTTACAGATTTTGTTGTACACAAATGCTTTGCTACTAATGTAAGCATTATAGGAAATGCTGGTACAGCCGGATTCAATGGAGTCGGTGGGTTTGCAGGGTTATTAACAGGTACTATTTATGATTGTTATGCCACAGGCACGATTGACGGTTCTGGAATACTTACTGTTTTTTATGATGTGGGCGGATTTGCTGGAGAAATAGATGCCACATTTAATAATTATAATTGTTATTCTAATGTTGAAATTATATCAGTTGAAGTTACTCAGGATTATAACGGAATTGGTGGGTATATAGGTAAATTTTACGGTGGCCCTACAAATTCTATAAGAAATGTTTATTCCGTTGGGACAATAACCGTCACATCTTTAGCTCAAGGTGTTGGTGGGTTAATTGGAATATATGACAATGGAGATTTATCAACACCATCTTTAGCTTTAATAAATAATTGTGCTTGGTTAACAAGTATAGTGAATTGTGCTATTTCACAATTAGATAGATCAACTTATTCAGCATGGAACAGTGGAACAACTTATTCTATTGGTGATAAGGTTTTTAGTGGAAGTTATAACTGGATAAGTATTAAAAATTCAAATCTTAATAAATCTCCAGCTTTCCAGCCTTCTTGGTGGAGGAAGTTATACACAAGAGTTAACACTTTGACCGAACTTAGTTTTGGTACAGATGAAGCAGATATAAGCAATTTTTATACAACAGATCACCCTGTCTATGCACAGGTCTAATTATGGCAAACCCATGGGATTTTTCAACACCAGTATGGTTAACAGAATGTCACGACTTACCGACATTCGTTGGTTCAGAATGTCCATGGAATACAAATTGCAACGATTATCCAGATTTTGTTGGATCGGCTTGTGGTGGCGGTTCAACATCATCTATAACTTTAGCCGAATTGGACAATCCAGTCGAAGGATTGGTTACAGTATTTGCAACAGTCGTAGAAGTAACTTGTATTCAATATTACATAGATGGGATAGCAGTAGGTGGGCCATTTTATGATCCTTGGGATTTATTATTTGACACACATGAATATGAATCTGGAACGCATACAATATATGCTAAAAGTTGTGATGGTACGGTTACATCTAATACGATTAACGCTATTATCGTATCTACAGCAGTTTCTAGGCATACAGGTGATAAGCCACAGGATAAAGGACAGCAAAGAGAATGTATCGTTTGCGGATTTTGGTTTCCTGAGCGTGATTTTAGAATTCGTCAGAAAGATAAGCAATGGATTTGTAAGTGGGATTATGATGAAGTATCGGAGGATGATTCTCACGGTACAGTTGAGATTCATTTACTTAAAGGTCAGATGCGTAATTGCTCTATTTGTGATTTTTGGTTTGCTGAAAGAGATTATCGAATTCGTAAAGTTAGAAACAAATGGCTTTGTAAATGGTGTGAAGAATCTCAATATTATGATGATGACGAAGGTATCCCAGGAGACAATGTTGATTATTTACAACTCGAAGATGAAGATTCCTATTTGCTTGAAGATGGAGGAAAGATAATCCTTGAAGATGACACTGAGTAAAATATTATTAATTTTATTATTAGCAACTAATGTATACGCTGCTGATCGAAAGATTACAGACTTAACGGAAGATACTTCCCCAACATCGGATGACTTAGTAACAACAGTTAACGATCCTAGCGGTAGTCCTGCCAATAGAAAAGTTACTTTAGGGAATATATTTACTTCTTTAGGAGTTACCGCAAGTGGGTATTCTGTAGTGGCTGATGAAGGAACTAATTTAACTGGTAGGTCGAAGATTAATTTTACTGGAAGTGGTGTGTCTTGTTCTGATAATTCTGGAAGCACAAGAACAGATTGTACTATTTCAAGTGGTGGAGCGACTACTATTACTGGGCTAACAGACGTTAGCACAACATATACTGATGGTAAAATATTAATTGCAAACGGATCTCAATTTAATGGTGTTTCAGTTTCTGGAGATATTACTATTACTAATAGCGGTGTAACAGATATTGGTTCAAGCAAGGTAGGTTCTACTGAAATTATATCCACCGCAGTAACAGCTGGGTCTTACACGAACTCTAATATTACAGTAGATGCAGACGGACGAATAACATCGGCTTCCAATGGTTCGGCTGGAAGCGGTGCTAGTTATATTACAGGATTAACCGATGTAACATCGACTTATGGGAATGGAAAAATATTAGTAGCAGACGTTGATAACTTTAATGGTGTAGCAATGTCTGGTGATGTTACGATCAATAGTGCTGGAGTTACTGATGTTGGAACAGACAAAATAGGAACGACTGAGTTGTTATCTACACAAGTCACTCCTGGATCGTATGGTTCTGCAGGTATTACAGTTGACGGCGATGGTCGTATTACTAACGCAATGGCTGGTAGTTTGACTGGTTTAACAGATGTTGGGTCTGCTACGATAACATCTGGGAGAGTCCTTATTGCTGACGGAACGAAATTTCAGAGTGTTGGTATAAGTGGGGATGTAACTGTAACCAGCGCTGGAGTAGTTGATATAGGCACAGATAAAGTAGGTTCATTAGAGCTTTTAGCAACTCCAGTAGTTTCTGGTCAATATACAGCAGCTAATATTATTGTTGACGCAGACGGAAGAATAACGAATGCAGCGGTTAGCTCTTTAACTGGTTTGAGTGATATAGGAACAACAATAAATAAAACAGCTGGTAACATATTAATTGCCGATGGGACTAAATTTCAAAGCGTGGCTATAGGCGGTGACATAACGATTACTTCCGCAGGGGCAACTGACATAGGAACGTCTAAAGTCGGGTCAACTGAGATTATTTCAACAGCGGTAACTACTGGTTCATATACTAATACTAATATAACTGTAGATGGAGATGGTAGAATTACAACAGCTGCAAATGGAACGGATAATGGGGCTACGAGTTTAACTGGTCTTTCGGATGTAGGCAGTGCAACTATTACGGCTGGTAGAATTTTAGTGGCTGATGGAACAAAATTCCAATCTGTCGCTGTAAGTGGGAACGTAGCTTTGACATCGGCTGGGGTTGGGACTTTCTCAAGAACAATAGGAACTACTATATTATCACCTTCAGCCTCGACAAGTTACGCAAGTGTAAAATTAGCTAATAGCTCTACAGTGAGTAATTGCGAATGTTATCAAATGGGGGGGACTAATGCGGTATTAACTTTAAAACAATGCAACGGTGCTCAAAATGCTTGTGCCAATATTACAAATGCCACAACTTGCACTTCTTCTTCTACAACAATGACATTATCTGGGGCAGGTTCTTTAACTGGTGGTAATGATTTACAATATTTAACAGGCTCATTTAGTGGTACACCAACACAGTTAAGATGGAGTTGTAAAAACACAGAATGAGATACATATTATTAACTACTACTTTACTACTAATATCTACTAAATTAGTATTTGCAGATAAAGTATATATTTTTATAGATAAGGTTGGAGTGGTTGATGTTGGTCAGGAAAAAGGACAGACATCTATTGGGGATATTATACAGGTAGTTCCGTATAGTCCCCAATATGAACCAACTCAAGCAGAAAAAGATAGATGTAAGATATTAGTAACAGACTTAACTATGGACGAGATAGATACTTTAAGAAAACCTAAAACGCATACAGAAATATTACAAAAACAAATTACATTAGATAGTGCTGTATATGATTCTTTTAAATCTGATGCAATATCTAAAGATAATGCAGTAGTAATAAATGAAAAAGATAATGGAGCGACTAAGACATTAACTTATCAATTTGATACAGAAGTACAAGATAAACCAAGAGAATTTAGTATAGATTTGAAATCTTTTGATAAACAACCAGTTTCAGAGGTAAAAAGTGAAGAAGTTATTAATAATATTATTATTAAGCCTTAGCGTTATATCTAACTCTTATTCGGCTACAGAGTTTGTTTGTACAGTTAACAAAACTGGGGAAGATTATAATACTATTGCTACTTGGGAAACAGCTATTCAATCTGATTTAACTTCAGCAGCAACTAAGGTTTTTTCTCATAGTGCTATCACAGGAACAATAGCCGATGGTTCGACAGTTACTGGTACAACATCTTTAGCAACAGGAACTGTTACTCATGCTACAGCCACCCAGATAATGATTAAAAATATTACTGGAACATTTCAGAGTGGGGAAATTATTTATCAAACAGTTGGTGTTAATTTTACAACAATTAATGACGCAGGAGATAGTGTTATTGCCGTTTTAGAAACCTATGATGACGACGGAGCATTATCAGAAAATACAATAGATATTAACGGATGGACAACAAGCTCTACAAATTATATTAATATAAGAGCTCCCTCTGGGGAAAGACATAATGGTACTTTAAGAGCTGGAACAGCAGGATTGGGTTTTAGATTAACTTGTACAGTAGGAAATACTTATTGTATTAAAAGCAGTGTAAATAATGCTAGATTTTCTTGGGCTCAAGTTTATATGGATGAAACTAATGATTTTGGTCAACTTGCCCTAGCAGGATTTAGTCAGATCGATCATAATATTGTGGCTGGGAACAACACACATTTATCAAGTGGAGTAAGTCAAGAAAATTTTTCTAGCAGTTTAATTTATAATAATATTATTTATGATTTTAAAGCTGTTGCAGGAAATTCACATTGTATAAGAACCGATAACGTATCCGTGAGTATTTTTAATAACACTATGTATAATTGCGAAGATGGACTTCATCCAATCGGTCACGGAGGAACTTCGGTTACAGCTAAAAATAATTTATCATATGGTAATACGGGTTTAGATTATTATACGGCTGGTGGTGGATATACAACAACTTCTAAAAATATTTCGGAAGATACCAGTTCTCCAGATACATCTTATAGAAGTAAAACAATAACATTTGCTAATGCAGCTGGAAGAGATTTCCATTTAGCAAGCACAGACACAGATGCGATAGATGCTGGTGACGATTTATCAGCAACTTTTACAGATGATATTGATGGAGTTACAAGGATTGTACCTTGGGATATTGGCGCAGATGAATATGTTGCCACATCAACAACAACTATGATGGATTTTATATAATGGGAAAATTACCTTACTACGCAAGAGGGAAAAAGATTTTAGATGATATTGATGGTTCTGAGAACTATGAAAGAGATTCAAGAATGTACAAACAAAGAGGACTTAATGTCCATAAAACTAATTTAGATTTTTTAACAGATGAGGCTAGAGAAGCCCAAATACAGAGGAGAGTAAGATGAAGAAGTTTTTAGTCGTGGTTGGATTAATATTAATTGCAATGCCTGTATATGCTCAAAGTCGTGGGCCATTAACAAATGTTTACGCCAGCATTGCTTCGGTAGCAGCGAATAGTAATAAAACATTTACTTTTCCATTTCAATCCAGAGATGTTTATATCCTAAATGATTCTGGGCAAAAGATATGCGTATCTCCCAAAGGAGAAACTATTGCTATTGACGTACCTACAGGATATTGTACCGTACCAACAGGAAATATTTTTCAAATGGCTACAGGAACACAGGTAGCATTGTATGATTTAGTTACAGATGCAGTTTCTGTAAGAAATACTGGAGCAGCTGCAGCTAGTCCAGTTAGTGTAATTGTGGGGTATTAATGGAAGAAGCAAGAATATATGCTCCTAAAAAAAGGAAATCTAAGGTTCTTTTAGGGAAAGAATTTCCTTTTATAAGTGATTTGAAAGTTGGGGATAAGGGGCAGTTAGAAGTTAATTTATTAGTACAATCAGTATCTTTGATAATGGATTCTGAAGGAAATGAATTTAAAAATTTAACAGTAGAAATAGTAGAAGCTAATCTAATAGAAGAAAAAATATATAAATAATGCCTATCCCTATTGCAGAAATATTTAGACCTAATTTTGAAATATCTGAGAGTTTATCTTCAGATTTGTCAGATAAGGAGCCTGGGAACAAATTTAGAGCAATAATTAATTATGAGGTTATTGAAAAAACAAAAAGTTTTGTAATTTTAAGAATAAATCATGTTCAATTATTGAACACAAAAAGGAAATACTAATGCTTAGTTTTCTTAATCTTTATACAGAAGTTGGAAGATTATTACAAAGAGTTGGGGATACAGATTATGCAACAAAGATAAAAGATTGGGTAAATTTTTCTCATACTACATTAGCTAATGCTTATGATTATTGGAATGAATTAGAATCTATTCATAATTTTACTACGGAAGATGGAGTTGAAAATTATTATATGCCAATATGGTTTGATAAACCTTTGAGAGTTTATGACTTATCAAACAATAGAAAATTAAAACTTATTACAGAAGAAGAATATTTTGATGCAAATGTTTCTAATATTTCTCAGGGTAATACTGCAGCTCCTATTCATGCAAGAATATATGGTTATAAAGGTGTTAATTCGAATATAAGTTCATCTGGAACAAATGTTAAGGTTAAAAGTACAAGTGCAAGTGATACGGCTGGAGTAACAGTAAGGGTTGAGGGGTATACAGATTCATCAAAAACTATTTTAGATTATGAGGATATAATTATTTCGACATCAACT